ATATTTTGGAATGAGTTTTCAAGGAGATATATCCACTACTTCCGTAGAGTCTTTAAAAGTAAGTATTGACCCTTTTTCAAGCCCTACTAAAACAAAAGCAACTATACAAAAAGATTTAATAGTTGGTAGCGGTCTTCCTCCGAAACCACCAGAACCCGAAGTTTATGATTTACAATTTAGAATTAATTTACCGAATCAGGAATTAAGGCAATTTTTAGGATTTACAGAACAAGAAAAAAAGGCTCATTTTGATTTTTCAGCCACAATTTTGGGGGATAATTTATTTTTAGGCTCGGTATTTAATGATAGTTATTTATTTGAATTATTAAATATAGATTTGGAGAGTTTCGATAGTTTAAGTGGAGGTAAAAGAAATATATTAAAAGTAATTCCCGCGGGTTCTTCCGCAAATTCTAATATAGTAAATTACGAAGCCTCTAATTTAGATTTTATAAATATTAGAAATAAATTTCCAGTATCACTTCGAAATATAAAAGCAAGAATACTAAATAATGATTTGACAAAAATAGATGTTAGAGGGTTTTCAGTAATTACTTTATTATTAAAAGATGAAACTGAATAATTTTATTCTTTACTGCTTCTCTTGTTTGCTTGTTTTTTTTTAGAAGTCTCTAATTTCTTTTTATTATTTTTTTGAAAATAAGAAATTTTGGAGGGTTTCCGCTTTTTCTTTTCTTTTTCTTCCTTGGCTTCTTCTTTTGTCTTAAATAAATTATTGTCTTTGTGATGATAGGGCATTATATATTATAAATAGAAAATTATTAGAAATTATTATTAGAAATTATTAATTTCGTCAATTTATTAGAAATATTGTTTTGTGCTAAAAAGGGTCTAAAATTGCCCCCCTTTTGGATTTTTAAAAAAATTATCGAAATGTGATATTGATTTTTCACATCACTTTTCGCTTTTTTTTTTGAAAATCCAAAAGTGGGGCAATTTTAAAAAAAAAATATAATATTTAATTAAATGGAATTATATCAAGCCGAAAAAATGGATTGGAACTATATTTATATACTTTGCCCGTATTGTATAAAAAATTATAATAAATATATGGGTATGGAAAAATATAAAAAAAATAAATTTAAAAGAGTCTATCATATTTATAATACTGAAAATTACGATAACCAAATTATAAAAGTTAAATCTAATTGTCTTTTTAGTCCAAATAAATTTTTAAAAATTAAAATTGATGATTCAACATTAAAAATTAAAAAATAATACATAAAATGTTTATAATAATATAAAAAAATATATAATAATAGTATATATAAATTATGAGTGATGATGAGTTAATTTTTACAAAAGATACATTGCGAACAGAAAGCACAAGCGAAGCAGAAGAAGAAGAAAACCAAGAAGCAAGTGAAACAGTAGAAAGCGAACCACCGAAAAAAAATAATAATGAAATGTTCGAAGACCCGAAAGAAAAAAAAGAAATAGGAAAAAAAGCACGAGGAAAACGCCAATTATCAGAAGAACGCCGAAAAAAAATGTTAGATAATCTCGCCAAAGGACGAGCCAAACTTAAAGAACAAAGAGAACAAAATAAAAAAAGGGAAAATGTAAAATTAGATAAAAAGATTAAAGAAAAAGAAAATAAAAAAAGCGAAATTGATGAATTAAAACAAATGATAAGAGAATTAAAGGAACAAATGAAAAACGCATCAACCAAAGAAGAAAAGAAAGAGATAAGAGAAGAAATTAAAAAAGTTCAGGGTGAAACCTCCGACAAGCGAACAAGCGAAGCAGTCCGCAGTCCAAGGTCAGAGACCGAAAAAAAAATATCTAATAATAGTAATCAAGATGTAAAAGAAAAAATAAAGATAGATGTTACGCCGAACCGACCTCCTCCCACAATAAAAAATTTAATCAAGAATAAAAAGAAAAAAAATAAATTTATTTAATTTTTCTTTATTTTTATATTTTAAAAGTTTATATAAATGAATATTAAACCTTTATATAAACCTAAAAAAGCTTTATCAGTTTTACAAAAAAGACTAATGAAAGAACATAAAAAACACCATACTAAAAAACATATGGAAAAAATGAAAGAATTAATGTTAAAGGGGTATTGTTTCCAACAAGCCCATGACATCGCCTTAAAAGAAGTAGGTAAATAATTTTTACTTTTTTTTATAATATACTTCATAAGCCTTTAAAAATTTTTCGGCAAATTCTTTTTGTTGTTGTAAATCTGGATAATTATCTATAAAATTTTCTGGTGGTTTTCCATAATTTTTTAAAAAATCACGAATTAAAAAAATAGGGTAAATAGGTCTTTTAGATTTAGGATTTATTTTTACATTTTCCATAACTTTTTTTAATAAATTTTCATATTCTTTCGGCATACATATGAAAGGCTGTTCTGCTCTTTTTTTTATTTCTCCTAAATACGCCTTAATGGTTTTTTCTCCATAAGGTAAATTTTTAGCCTTTTTTTTTTGTTCCATAAATTTAATTCCTTTAATAAAATCACTAACAATTCTTTGGCAATTAATTTTAAAAAGTCTATCTACATAACTATTTAAAAATTCCATTATTTCGCCTACTGCGTAGGAATCAATATTTTTTTTCAATTCACCTAATATTAAATTTATTAATTTTTTAAATTCTGATTCAGTTAATAAATCGTCTTTTTCAATATTATTTTTAAAAAATTTTTTTTTACTAATAAAAGAATAAATTAAAGTTTTTTGAAATTGTCCGTAATCTTTAAAAATTTCTTCAACTCTTTCCTTTTCATTCATATCTTTCATTCCTTTTTCTTCAAGTTCTTTCTTTTCAGGTTTTGCTTTTTTTCCTTTTAATTTTTCAACTCCTTTTTTATAAATATCTGTATTTTTATATTTGGAATCTCCTGATAAAGAATTTATAACATCTTCTAAATTATTTTTATTTGTAAAAATTTTTGATTTAGAATATATAGCACCATCATTTATAAATTTTTTTAAATCATCATACATACTTTTTAATTTTATATCTTGTTCTTTTTTTGCTTTATCTAGTTCTTTTTGTGATACATCACTTCCATATACTCCTTGTTGTGATTGATTATAAGAAAATACCTGGCCTGGTGTCATATTTTTTGTTATTCTATTAAATTTTTCTTGTCTGCTTTCTGTTTTCTGTTCTGCTTTTGGTTCTGATTTCTTTTTAATTTTTTTTCTTGGTTGCTTTGGTTCTGCTGCTGCTTCGCTTGCGGCTATTTCATCAGGTTTAACCTTAAATTTTACATTATTTTCGGTTTCGATAATAGTTAATTTAGGGTGATTTTTTAACCTTTTAATTAAATCTTCTTTTTTTAATTTACTGTATCCGCTTATTTTTAAAGCCTTATTATATTTAGAAATAACCTTTTTAATTTGTAATATTGAGAGGTCTTCAATTTTCATTTATATTATAATAAAATAAAAAAAATGACGAAATTAATAATTTCTAAAATTGCCCCACTTTTACAAATCTGAAAAAAAAAGCGAAATGTGATGTGAAAAATCAATATCACATTTCATTATTTTTTTTGAAAATCCAAAAGGGGGGCAATTTTAGACCCTTTTTAGAATAAAACAATAATTCACGAATTATTAGAAATTAATTTCGTTAATCTTTTTTAGCATATTCGCCCTGCTGATTAACACTATGGAGCATTAAATTGGCTGTTTCCTGTTTATCATCAGTTTTAGGGGGGTATAAATAAGTTATTACTATGTGTCTAATTAAACTAATCCCAACTCTCTTTTTACTTGGTTCGAATACTTTTAAAACGAATTTCGTTAATTGGTTTGGTGTCATTGGCTTTCCTTGTGAGTTTGTAATAAAATAGTCTTCATCATAATTTATAAAATATTTATTGAGAACATTATTTAATTTAGTCCCTATTTTAATAATCTTATTTCCAAATTTTCCCTCGGTTTTATAGTCACCTAAATGAAAAAATTTCTTTTTTCTTCCGACTATAATTAAATAATTTTTTTTTAATTCATCAGTGGATAAATTATTATATTCAGAATTTTTTAAAATCCGCATTTCTCCTATATCTGCTCTTAAAGGTGGATTATTTTCAGGGTCAAGAACATAAACAGAACCAACAACCCATTTTTTAATAAGTTCTTTTTCTTTGCTTGATAAATTTTTATAATCTTCTTTTAATAAATTATCTTCCATTATTTTTTTTTTATAATCATTAACCACTTTCTGTAATTTAGATAATTCAACCCAATTATTTGCTTGATTTTCGCTTTTTTTCTGTGTCTGTATAAATTCATTAATAGAGTTTCCTAATAATTCCATTTTATTGCGATAATATTCAATTAAACTTTTTTTCTTTTTACTAGCCATTAAAATAACAACAATAGACGAAAGATAATTTTTTTTAGTATTATCTTTTTTATTTTCTAAAAATTTTTCAACGGCTTCTTTTTCTTCTAAAATTTTAATACTATATAAATCATTATTATTATTCTCTTTATTCATTTTTGCTAAATTTCGTAAATACATATTTAAACTATTTTCCTTTAAATTTGGTCTATGCTCTTTAATTTTAGATATTAATTTATCTTTTTTTATATCAGTCATTTTTTTTTTTTTATTATATAATATATAAAATATAAAAAAAACAAAAAAAAAACTAACTTAAATTTATTTCTTCTAAATCTAACTCTAAATTAATTTCGCAAGATTCCATTAATTTTATATTTTCCTCCATTTTTTTTAACTTTTCTTTTAATTCCTTTATCAGTTTATTTTTATGTCTTTCCCTTTCTTGGGCTTTAACTAATGGCTTATTTTTTTCATACCATTCTTTTTTTTTTTCAAGTCTTTTTTGTTTCTCTTCGGGGGTTTCTTTTTCTTTTTTTATTTTATAATAATTTTTTCTATATTCTAATTTTTCTTCATGTGATAAGAAAGCTTTATTCATATTTAGAGATGGTTTTAAATTATTAATATATTCCTGCTCCTTAATTTTTACTTGATTCGGCTCACAATAAAAACTTTCTAAAATTTCATAGTTAAATAAATTACTGTCTGATAAATCATAAACCTCATTCATTTTTTTATAAAGTTTAAAATTCTTTTTTTCTTCTTTTTTTGAATCTCTTTTATGGGCGCTCATTCTATGAACTGGGTTTTTCGTGCTTCCTATATAAAACTCGTTTAAAACATTTATTTTATATATAAAATATTTATTCATTTTTATATAAATTTATATATATTTAAAAGAAAAAAAAAATCGGTAATAAAACTAATTAGAATTTGATTCATTTCGGGTAATAGATAAAAATATTGTGTTATCATCTCCGATATTTTCATCAACTACACCCGCAGAGTTTAATATACGAACCCGAATACGGCTTATAATTGTGTCATTTCCTTTATGAATATATGGAATAGAACCCTCTCCCATATCAGAGGTATAAGAATTAGAAGAAAAATATTTAGATATAATACCTTGAATATTATTTTGAATTAAATCACTATTAATTAACTCATTATTAATTCCTAAATCAACTCTAATTTTATAATATCCGTCTCGTTGTATAGATTGTGTAAGCCCAGTTTGTGCGAAAATTTGCGTTGTTGTATCGGTATTTATATTTAACCCATTAACATTCTGAACTTTATCGAATAAAAGATTCCCTGCTCCATCAACTTTTACTATCGCATCGGCAATTCCTTTTGTTTGTCCAGTTGTATATATACCTTCGGTAGAATCAATTTTATAAACTCCTAATCCGTTTATCGCTCCTTTTGTTAAGGTTACATTATCAGTAATACGGGCAAAAATACTTTTTTGCGTTGGTGTGTCTGCTTGTCCGAAGCCCAGTTTTTCCCAAAAATCGGGGGGCGATAAATCGGAAATAACAACGCCCCCATTTTTATTTGCTTGAAATAAATCGGCGTTTGCTCGTGTTCCATCTTTAATATATTTTACTACAACATTTCCGTGCGTATCATATAAGGAAGAGTGAAGACTTACGAATTTGGCTTTTTGTGTAGCATCATCAGCAACGAGGCCGAATTGGTCAGAACCAATAAAATAATCGTTTGTTATGTCATTAGCATATCTAAAAACATTTGAGCCATCATCGGCCGTATAATAAATAATATCTGTTGTGTTTGTATCTGAAATTCCTTCCTCTGATTTAATCTGTAAATCACTAGTTAATAAAGGGTTATTCATAGGTCTTGTTGTTAATTGTCCGTTTTGTGTGATTTGGTCTGAAATAGTCTGACAAATTTCACTCATATAATACTCTCCCTTATTTACACTAAATGAAATTTGTTTTTTCCGTGGGTGGATAATACCTCCATCGTATTCGGGCGAAGGGTCACTCGTTCCCCCGTTAAAATTAGAGGCATTCGGGTTTGTTTGGTTGGAAAATCCTTCAACAACATCGCCATTTCTTGACCTTGAATTACCGCCCGTATTTATAAAACCGTCTGATATTTGATAGGTGTTATTTAATTCAGAAGCCGAGGGAGAAATAAGCTTCATGGAATTGCGAACATCATCAGTTCCACCAGTATTTTTAAATAATACGAAAGATTCGGGAGAGATTATAATATTATTGTCTCCTTTTGCGGGGTCATAACCTGGCGGGGCTTCTTTTAATATAAAAATTTGTTGTCCGTCTAAATTCGGCGGGATATTTATTTTAAAAGTGTTGGTTGTTCCATTATTTTGCGTATATTGAATGGTAATAACTACATTACCTACCATAGGGAAATTGTCATATTGTCCGATAGCTATACTATCATATTTTCTTAAATTATCGTCTTTTTGCGTGATTTTAGTAGAAGCGAAATAGGGTTTTCCGTCTGGTTGGGTTTCTAATTGTGTAGCGTCATTTACAACTTCACCATTATATTGTTTGTCGGCGGTAGTCCAATTATAAATATAAGGAATTACCTCCACATATCCCGTGGTATCTTCATCTACCACTATTTTACCTTCATCTGCTTGAACTGAATCAATAAAAACGCTTTTTAAATCAACTCTATCGCCTTCTTTTAAGACTACTCTTTCTTTTAATGTTATTTCGTAATCTCCATTAGATGTTAAATTATTTGACAAAGAGGCACTCGATTTTTCAGATAATTCTATAATAGTTTGGCTCATATTATATATATATTTATATAATATTTTTTAAAAAAAAAAACAAAAGAAAATATTAGTTATGTTAGTTATGTTAGTTATATACGATATTATAACTATTACCCTTCATATTAATAGTTTTGGAAACCTCTCCGTAAATTCTAACTTCTAATGCTTTATTATTAACATATCGCGGTGCTCCTGCGTTATTATTTCCTGTTCTTTTATAATTAACTTCTAAACTTTTAATTCTTTCGCCTGAATTATCATAAGGTATATAAGATAATTGGCCTAACATATCTTCTACAACTGACCCAGCTTCTCCTACATTTTGAATATTTGGAACTGAACCAAAAGGAAAAGAAGAACAATCGCCCCATAAATCGACTAACATGGCTAAACCTCTGTTCCCTTTACTATTTAAACCATCCCGAGGGAATCTTTGAACACCATTAACAGTAAATTGTAATTTTTCGTCTTGTTGTGCTACTGAACCAAGAGCACCCACACCTAAAACGGCGTTAGTATCGATATAAGAAGTAAGGTCAGAACATTTTTTAACCATTACCATTCTTCCGACTGATTTATTCGAAAACCCGTTAATCCTTTGATTTACGGTCTGTGCTCCTGCGGTTGCGGCAGCGTTAAAGGTATCCGATTCAATCTCGAACCAAGAAACCGCTTCGGGATTCGGGGCAACATTTGAACCATCTTCAATAACATCAACAACAAGACGAGGAGAGACTGCAGTTCCGCTTCTGTCATCTCTATCGACTACCAAGTCTGAATCGAGTTCATATTCTATAACAATTCTTAAATTATTAAACATATTTTCGGTGTCTAAATGATTAAGAACTTTTAAAATCGGAAAATAGTCTCTTAAATCCACCCAGCCTTTACCAGTATCGGCGAGGGCTTGTTGTGATTGTGTTCGGTTATCTTGAAATAAAGTCATAATATCTCCGTTCGTTTCTTCATTTGCTCCAACAATTACATTATTAGACTGATTTAATCTCTGTTCTAATGATTTATTTTTGCTTACATCTTGATTAAAAATTTTAAAGGCTTGATATTGAGGGGCTTCTAATAAAGAGCTTAAAGATGTTTTACCATCATATAAATGAATGTTTTTAATCATTGATTTAACGCCTCCTAATTGATTATAACTCGCGGTGGTTGCTCCTGTCTGTTGGTAGCCTACATCAATAAGACGGAGATTAGGAAGGATTTTCCCTTTATGTTTAATCCTAAATTCTGAACCCCTGGAAGAATTATGTAAAGAAGGCTCTAAATAGTGAGTTTTGACGGCTTGATTCGTATATAAAGACATTTCTATATATATACTTAATAAAAAAAAAATAATAAAAAAAAATAATAAAAAAAAAATTGCCCCACTTTTAAAAATCTAAAAAAAATAATGAAATGTGATGTGAAAAATTAATATCACATTTTAATAATTTTTTTGAAAATCCAAAAGGGGGGCAATTTGTTAGTAACAAATTATAATTGAATACTATTATGGAAAAATTGATATACATTATAGCCATTTACCTGACTTACTCCATCTGCCTTAATTTGAATATTAAATCTTTGTTGCGATAAATCAACGGGAGCATCGAAAGAAAGCCCAGCAACTTCGCACGAATTACCTCTAACATTTTTTCCATTTAAACAATTATAACCTGTGTCGGCTAATGATTGTATTCCTTTTTCGTTCATTTCTTCCCTTGTATCTATAATATAACTTACAAATTGAGAATTGGAAGAATTATATAAATATTGAATACTTTGGAAGCCTTGTAATCTTTCTAAATTATAATTGTCGTAATTCTGATTATTTTCTCTGTTAGTTCTCATAAAACATACTGTAACACCATCACAAACGGCGGGAACATTTGAAGAAATATTAGCAAAATTACTTTGAATAGTAGATTTAACAGAAGAAAAAGATTTAAGCATTATATTCTCGTCCATCCCATCATCTTCAACGGTTCTATATGTTAGCCTTAAATTTGTTATTTCATAATTTGCGGTTGTTGCTAATGAATTTAGAAATTCGTAATTTCTCGCAAGATTTAATGATATTTTTATAAATCCAGATTTTCTAAAAGCCAAGGTAGCCCCAGCTACATTTCTATTTAAACATATCATAGGCAAAAAACTAAAATCTATATCTTCTTTATTAGCATTATCTAATTTACTACCTGCGGAAATAATATTAGAAATTCTCATAGAAGTGGATTTTAATTCACATACATTTTTAGCATTATTCATTTGGTCTTCTGTTTCTGTTGAGTTTGAAACTAAATTCACATATCTTCCATAATCAGAACTTATATTTTGTAAAATCCCCATATTACCCGCCTCTACTGTAAAACTATCACAGAGGCCATGAGCTCCTACTCTTGGATTAAATCCCTCTTGATTATTGTTATTATCTATATCAGACCTAAAATTACCATTATTATTTATTCTTAAATCTCCTTCTAATCGTAAAGAACCTAATAAAAGTTTTCGTCCTCCATTATTGATATTGAAAGATACATTATCTAATTCAGAATATTGGGCTTTATTGTTAATCGGGTCGGCACTATGAAATTCCATTTATATATTTAATTAATATTTTATTTTTTTAAAATAAATAATTAAAAAGAAAAAAAAGAAAATTAAATAGTCTTAATCATTCTCTTAAATAATACTAATGTATTAGAATTTGCTTTACTAGTTTTAATATTTACTGATTTCATATTTTGCGTAATTGGGAGAGGTGTCCCGATTAATGCGAGTGTTTGGTCTAAATCTGTATTCTTTTTTTTTGTCTTATTTTGATTAATTGCTTTTTCGGAAATATCTTTTAATTCTAAATCCATATTTAAAAATAATTTATTAATATTGTCGTAGTGTTCGGGGGTGTTAATATTAACATCATTATTTGACATTTCCATATTATTAACCCTAATTCTATATTTATCTACTTGATTTCTAGGATAGATTGAGCCATTAGTAAGGGCTAATAAAAGATTATCTGCCTCTGCTTCTACTTGATAAGTCTTTATTTTTTCTGTGATATTTGCGAAAGAATCTTCTTCGGTTGAATATGTTGAATATTGTATATTATCTGGTGGGCTTTCATCAGTTAATTTTAATTCTAACTGAACATTATCAATACTATAAGCTAAACCACCCGAGGGAGCAGGTTTAACGCTATTAAATACACAGGTCTGAGTATCGTTAATACTTCCTAATGAATCAGTAAAATTAATGGTTGAAAATCCCGTAGTGGAATTATAGGAAATAGATTCAATTCTCCTAAATCTATCCACAGCACCACCACCAGCCAAAGTCACATTACAAACAACCCTTTGCCCTACATAAAAAGGAAATTGGGTTTCTGGGTCATTAGTAGCCTTATTACTTGTAGCACTTGTAATAGCCGTATTGTCGGCAGTTGCGGTAATTGTGGTAAAAGCTCCGAATGTTCCAGAGTCCATAACAGGGGCTACCGCGTCAGCTTCTTCGGTATTTAATGAAACTATTTTAAGATTTTCGAAATTCATTCTTAAATGAATTTGGGTTTGTCCGTATTTGTCGGTTGAATAGGCTTCCGCATTACAAACATCGAAAACCTCATTAAGAGGTATTGAGATATCAGTAGAAGGTAAGGCCGTCGATAGAGTAGTTCCCGTATTTACATAATTTACATTACACGAAGCACGAGCGGAAAGACCAGCGGAAACAGGCTTTAAACAATTTTTCCAATTACTTCTTTTTTCGTCTATATCTTTTTCGTATTGAGCTAAACCAGTTCTTAAAATATCTACTCTTCTTAAATTTTCAATTTGTCCTATTTTTGAACCTTTAATAAAAGCTTCTCTGACTAATACCGCACTCGTCGGGGGGTTTAAGTCTTTACTTGCTCCGTCTTCTACTTGAAAGCCTACCTCGAAAGCACATGCCCTACCATCATCACCAGGTAAATTTGCGGTAGGTTGTGTAATACTTGGAACAACATTAACTAAAACTTTACTTTTCGATAAATCTACCGTCATACCCTCGGGTATTGTGAAATCTACTAAATTTAAATTGTCGGAAAATTGCTGTTGATTAGCGGAAATTTTAACATAACTATTCGACATTTTTTTATAATCTATATAAATATTTTTTTTTTACAAAAATAAAAAAAAACAAGTAATTTTTAGAATTAGTTTTATCTATTTATAGTAATAAAACTAAAATTAAATAAATTATCTAAAAAAAAACTAAAAAATATTATTATTTAAGGTATAAAAATATATTTTTATACCTTAAATAAGAAAAAAACAAATAAATATTATAATAAAACTATATTTTAACTATTTTTAATATAATAAAACTAAAATTTATGCCTGATTTACTCCGATGGCTACTGCTCCCTGTGTGGGTATTGGGGCTTTTGGTATATCCACTTTATGTTTATCAAATCCCCCGAAAATTCCCGCCAGTGATATTCCTAGGCCTATTACATCGGCTATCGGGTCAAACCCTCCTTCTGATGCTTCTTCAACTCCTTCTTCTACTCCCGCCTCTGCTTCTTCGGGTGAAAATCCATCAGATATTCCGCCTTTTGCGTTAATCGCTTCGTCTTTGGCTACTTCTCTTAAATAGGGCACACTTTGCTGAGGTTTGGCTGGGGTTGGAACAACATCGGAAACATTAGCACCATCGGTTAAGCCTTCTCGTCCTGTATCTAATGAGGCCAATCTTTCCGCTACTCTTTTATTCGCTTCTTCGAAGGTTGGTAATACTTTATCCTGTATTACTGGTATGGGCTGTGCTCCTGCTCTGAAACCAGGGGTAATTATATTTCTGCTGTCGGTTAAAGTTTCAAAATCTGCGGGAGGGTTTAATTTTAATTCTTTTAATTTACTTACTTTATTCTCTAAATTATCCATTATATTTTCTTGTTCGTCGGAAAGTAATCCCGCTTTTCTTTTTAATCTAAAATTTTTTAATCTATTTTCCATCCTTTCTGAATTTTTAGCAACTGGCGAATCTCCAAGACTTGATAAAAATCTTTTAGCGGAATAAGGGTTATCGTCTTCATCTTCTTCAAATCCTTTTAACTTGTCTAAATCTCCCTTAATTGAATTTTTTAAATTCTTTTTTAATACTTTAAACTCTGGAATATTTCCCCTTAAATCATTTATTCCAGTTTTTACTTTTGTGGCCGTGGCTTTTAGTGATTCAAAGGCATCTGAAACTTTATTTTTAACAAAATCAACGCCATTATTTTTAGCATCTTCCAGAGCCTCCGACACTTGTCCATTATTAATTTTGGTTAAAATTTTTTGTAATATTACTTTTTTAGCATCCGTTGTCCCTTCTTTTACCAGAGCCTTATTTATACCAGTTTTTAATAATTCAATCGCCGAACCTTCTCCAAGCGGGGCAGTAATTCCAAGAACTTGCTCTCTTTGCGCTTCTTCTTTTTCTTTTGCTTCTTCTTGACTTGCTTGATATTGATTCTCTGCTGATTGTGTAAAAGCATTATTTAGTGATGAAATCTCTCCGTAATAATTCATTTATATTATGTAAGTATATATTTTTTTTTTTCTTTTAATTAATTAAGCATGACATCAAATATAAAAATGTTAGTAATGAAAGACCCAATTAATAAACATAAAATTAAAAAGAAATATATAGGAGATTTACCGATGAGAGCCGTAATTTTAGGAAATTCTGGAAGCGGGAAAACGAGTTTATTAGGCCTAATGGTAATAGACCCCCTCGACCAATTCTACGGAAAAGACTTCGAAGGCGATAATATTTATATTTTTTCGGGTTCATTAAAAACGGATAATAAAATACATAATATAATTGAAAGTAAAGAAATCCCCCCTGAAAATGTTTTCGACGATTATTACGATGAAGAACTCGGTTTAGTTTATGACCTAATAGAAGACCAAATTAAAGAAGCCAAAGAAGAAAAAGAGAAGCCTAAACACTCATTAATTATACTGGATGACCTCACATTTAATTCTAAAATATCGGCTAAACGAAATAATAATATTAAAAGGGTATATTTAAACGGAAGAAAAAATTTAATTTCTATAATAGTGGTTTCGCAATCATATACCACGGGATTACAACCCGCAATAAGGGAGAATACAAATCTTTTAATTTGTTATAATATGAGTCATAGACAATTAGAAAAAATAGAAAACGAACATAATTATTTAGATAGTAAAAAAGCCTTTATAGAAATGTTCCGCGATAATGTAAAAGAAAGACACGATTTTATAGTTATTAATTATACGAATAAATTTAAAGAAATGTATTTAGATAAAGATTTTAACATTATCGACACATCTAAATATATCAAGAAAAAATAATTTCTGACGAAATAATATATTTCTGACGAAATAATATATTTCTAATAAATAAATAAATGGTAAAAATTGGTAAATATAATTATGAAAAATCAACAAGGAAAGATAAAAAATTAATGGTAAAAGTTAAAAAAGATGGTAAAGAAAAATTAATTCATTTCGGTGCTAGGGATATGGAGCATTATTATGATAAAACGAGAATATGGAAGGAATTAGACCATAAAAATGAAAAAAGAAGAAAAAATTATTTAACAAGGTCTGCTGGTATAAAGGATAAAGAAGGAAATTTAACAAAAAATAATCCAATGTCTCCAAACTATCATAGTAGGCGTATTTTGTGGTAATAAAATCTTATTATATAATAAATGAATATATATTTAATGACGAATGAATATGAAATAGTAATTAATTATTTTTTAAAAAGAAAAGTAGAAAATATGAATTTTTTAAAGTATAAATATTTTAAGAATTTAATAAAATATTGTTTTTGTAATTTTACGGATTATGAAGCCAGAAAAATATTTAATATAATGGAAAAATTAGAATATTTTAAAAGAAGAAAAATTTTAGGGTCTCGCAGGTCTTTCGAATATAAATTTATAAATCCATATATCAAGGAAAAAAAAGATAATTCTAAATATATCTTACATTTTAATTAATTTCTGACGAAATAATATATTTCTAATAAATTGCCCTACTTTTGAATTTTTAAAAAAATTATCGAAATGTGATATTAATTTTTACATCACATTTTATTTTTATTTTCAGATTTTAAAAAGAGGGGCAATTTTGAAAAAATAAATTGTGTATTTTTAAAATCATTTAAAAAAAAAATATAAGTATATATTATAAAATAAAATGTGTAATATTCAAGAAATGCGATTTAATGAAAAAATTAACTCTAAACGAGCCAATATAATAGCCACACTACCCGAAGATGAATTTATTTCAATTTTTGGAAATAACAAAGTAAAAGATAACGAGGGAAACGATATGGACACACAACAATATATTAAAAATATTAGAAGATGGGTAAAAAAAATGATTCTTTGTAATTGTGAGGAAAATAAAAAATATAAATATTCTAGCAAACTTAACACGGACGGAAGATTATACTCATCTAATTTCGGGGTTCAGAATCTTAATAGTAAAATTAGGGGTTATTTATGTAGTGAATATTATAATGATGTTGATATAAAAAACGCATCGCCAACAATACTATATTATATTTTAAAAAAAAGTTTTCCAGATGAAAAATTTACCTTTCTTAAAACTTATATAAATAATAGAGACGAGGTATTACAAAAACTAAATAATGATAGAAATAAAGCAAAAGAAAGTATTTTAGTTATGATGAACTCCTCTAAATATCAGACTTCTAAAAATAAATTTTTAATTCAATTGGATAAAGATTTTAAGAAAGCACAAAAACTAATTTTTAATTGTTCTAATGAATTTACAAAACCTGCGGAATGCTTTAAAGGTGGGTTGGGAAAAAGAAATCCGTTAGGACAATATTTAAGTATTGTTGTTTTTATTATGGAAAAAAAAATTTTATTAGAAGGTATTAGTTGTTTTGAGAAAAAATATATTTCTACTTTAATATTTGACGGCTTTCATTTAGATAAATCTATTAATAAGCAAGAAGCACTTTCTAAATTAAATAATAAAACTTCCGAATATGGTATTAAATGGGATGTGAAACCATTTAGCGAAGAATTAAATTATTTAGATAATAAGGAATTCGAAGGGAATGAAAATGAATTTAAAACTTATGAATTAGTAAAAAAAGAATTTGAAAAAAATCATTTTGTTATTGAGTCCCCTTTACAATTTGGGAAAGAAATGATTTATAAAGACGAAGCAACATATACTATATATAATAAAAATGATTTTGCGACGCTGGTAAGTTCATTTAAATTTGAAGATATTAAGACCGCCAAAAATGGCGAAGTTTATAACATTGAAAAATTATTTTTTCCTTCTTGGTTAGAAGACCAAAATAAAAGAAGTTATAAAAAACTTGATTTTATACCTAAAAAAATAATTGATGATGGGGAAACTTATAATACATTTCGGGGCTTTATGTGTGATAAATTTTATGAATACGAAGAGAAACCCGAAATTATTGAAATATTTAAAAAACAGATTGATATTTTAACAGACAATCATAAAGAAAGTTCAGATTATCTTATATCATATATTGCCGACATTTTCCAAAATCCCGATAAAAATCCAAAAGTAGCAATACTTTTTAAATCTAAACAGGGATTTGGAAAAGATACATTAATCGACTTAATAGAGTGTATGCTCGGTATGGAATATGTAGCACGAACTGAAAAAATAGAGGATTTTTTAGGAACTTATAACGAAGCCATAAAAAATAAAATTATTTTACAAATTAACGAATTAGAAGGTAAAGACGGCTGGGAATATAAAGATAAAATTAAAGGTTTATCAACATGTGATAAAACTCTTATTAATCCTAAACACAATAAACCCTATAAACAATCTTTCTTTTCGCGAATATTTATTATGTCTAATAGAATGAATCCAATAGAAATAGCGAACGATGACAGAAGATTTGTAGTTTTTAAGGCACAAGCAAAAAAACCACCAAGAAGCCACTTTAATGAATTACACTCAATAAGAAATGATAAAGATAAACTTTATACTCTATTTAATTATTTAAAAAATTATAAAATCAATATAAAATCTTGGGACGATGACAGGCCAATGACAAAAGCCTATACAAATATGAAGGAAACAAATATTAACCCTATTTATTTATTTATTAAAGAGATTATATCAGATGGTAGAATTGATGATTATCTCGAAAAAGAAGACGGGACTTATTATAAAAATAAAAAGAATGGTAATTATTTAATAGGTTGTGATGATTTTCTCCGTGGTTATAGGTATTATTGTAGTGAGAATGACTATGAAATTAAGACAAACGCACGAGAGGTAAAGAAATATTTAAATGAAATAGATATAGACAGAGAAAGAAAACTAATTAATTCTAAAAGGTGTTATTTTTATTGTTTCGATAAAATAAAGGTAAATGACCATTTAGAATCAATGAATTTAAATGAAATGGAAGAACAACTCTCCGACGAATGGGAATAAAAAACATAATTAAAATAAAACTATTTAAAATAAAATGTGTATTTAATATATAGATATATAAAAAAATGACTCGTAAAAATGGTAATAGGAGTAATTTTCATTATGTTGTTGAATTTTTCGATAAAGAAGATAAATATAAATTTATAGAAAGAAAATATTATTTAACAAGCCAAGATTTAATTAATGAATTTAAATGTTGTAGAAAATCATTATTTAATCATATAAACGAACCTAAAAAAAAAAGTAAGAAATTAGGACATATAAAAATAACGCGTATATGCGAACCTGTTTTCGTTTTAACCGAAAATCCCGATATTTATTAATCATTATCGAACTGAAATTCTTCATCGAAAAATTCAGAGATAAAACCCCTTGATTCTTCAAATAATGCGTATTCGTCAGTTTCTAAACCCCTTCTAATTAATCCATATAAAGTAAAAATAATTTTCATTAACTTTTCAATTTTTTTATTTTTTTCTTTCATTCTTTTAGAAAAGTCGTTACACATTTCTAAATATTCATTTTCAGTCTTCTGATTTTCCAAAGATTCCAATTCCAAAGAGTCCAATTCCAAAGAATCCATTATATTATAATATATTATATATTATAATGGAATTCGATTTAATATATGAATTACTCGCGAAAAATATTATTAATGATTTAAAAAAATCTAAGAAAAAATATGGTTTCTTTCGAAACTTTTTTAAAAATTTTAGTTGTAAAAGTTCCTGTGCCTTTAAAGAAGAAGATAAATTTAATATTATTTTAGAACATATTAAAAAATTAGAAAATCATAAATTACAATATTCGAAAAAATTATTATCATATATATAATATGAATATCCCAGAAAATGTTATTAATAAAAAATTATATTTACAGGCTATTAAAACAATTTATCCAAGATATAAAAGACCGTCTTTATATAGGTCTATGGGTCTCCAAAAAGAATATTTACGACTAGGCGGGAAATATAAAGGCGATAAACCAAGCACGGGCGGAGATGGTAAAACATGGCTTTCAGAAAAATGGATTCAGGTTTCGGAGTTTTTAGAAACTGGTAAAAAAATAAAATGTGGAGAAGGTAAAAATTCTAAATCGTGTCGCCCAACTGTGAGAGTTAATTCTAAAACACCTATAACAATAAAAGAATTAATAAAATTACACGGAAAAGAAAAGCTTTTAGCATTTGCGAAAAAGAAAAGAGCAAATATGGATTTGAGGGCAAATTGGAAAGAATTAAAATTCTATTAATTTTTTATAAATAAAATATAACAATATATATAATGAGTAATCCAGCACACAGGCCAAATAATAGGACTAACCAACAAACAGAACAAAATAATAGAATTATTACCGAATTAAGAAAAGTAGTTAATAATACGGACACCTCGGGAGATGCTTCAAGCTCACTTATAAAAGGACTTACCGATATAGACGACACCGACACCGCTAAATTTATTAAAGTTGCTACAAGTGGAGCGTTGCGAACAAATGACGAAAATATTACACGCACGAAAAATGGAAATTTAGATACATTGATACCAGCCGTGACTATTTATGGAAAAGAACCAGTTGGCGGGAATTTATACCCAGCCACAATGGATACGCAGGGTAGATTAACTTTTAAAAATGTAAATGAATTATTAGACGAAGGTAAAGCCCAAGTTTATTTAAATTCAGCGGGAGGAACAAGCGTTAAAGCCGATTCTTCATGTTCTATTACAGCCGACCCTGAATTTAGGAAAGGATGGAATATGGTAAATTCTACGGCCTCTACTAAATTCAATTTATATATATTTAATGGTAGTCAAGAAACTTTAACAGTTGGCGATATTTCAAGTTTATATTTTAAAGGTTATATTAATCAATTTACGGGGATTTCTTCTATACCTTTTTTACAAATTTACACAAAACAAACAGGAGTCGGAGACGCGGGGGCGTTTTATCATTCAAGGATATCTTATGTTTATAATAATACGGGTCATATTGGTATTGGTGAAGAAGTTATTTTCTACGGTGAGGGTGTCCCAAGTTCTCAATTTTCTAATAGAAAAATTCAATTAAGTAATAAATTAGTTCAAGGGGATGGAGAGGACACAGAAGAAATTTTTTATATAGTTTGTGCTTCCGATAGTTCCGCACCACAGAATGAAATGAATTCAACTATAAATTTAATTGGTTTTAATACTTCTAATTTAAAAAGAAATTTTCAACTTATTGGAAGAAATTTATTAGATTTAACGGAAGATATAAAGGAAGATATAAACACCATAGATAATAAAATTAGTAAAGGGGATTCAGATATTACAGATGGTAACGGATTATTTCAGGTTTTATGCTACGGTAAAGACCAAAGCGGTAATTTAGACCCCTTGAATGTAGATAATAACGGACACTTAAAAATTACTTTAAATGATATAGAAGAAAATATAGAAAATTCTATTAAAGTAAGTCAGCCAGTAGAAAGAAATAATATTACAGTAACAAATGATAGCACAGGTTCAGCCTTGCTCGGAAGTTTAGATATAAATGAATTTACCGAAACTATCGATATAGACGGGTTTAAAATTATTTATATTGATATTGATTCATCTTCATCTGACAGTTTAGAATTATGGACGAGTGATAATTCTTCTAGTGGATTTAGAAAATTCGAAGATATATTTAATTCTACTAATGGAGGAATTCAACATACTAATACTAATATGATACCAAGATATTTAAGAATTTATAATAATAATACCTCCATTTATCCTTTTTCTTATATAAAGGTTTTTCAGGCAAGATAATTATAAATTTTTTTTTCTTTTTAGTTTTATCATTTTTTTTTTTATCTTTTTTTTCTTTTCATAACTTATAATGAAACTTATAAGATTAGTATCGGATGATAATCAGGCTTTTTTTGAAACAAAATTTAACGAAGAAATAATTATTAATCCAAATTCTAAAATAGCTCTTTCTAATGCTTCATTTGAAAATTTATTAAGAGAAATTAGGATTGATAATGATAATGATAAAATTAATTTTCAGATTTTACCAGGTGATAACGAAAGAAATATTATTTTAGCTCATTCTACTTATACCTCTTCCGTAAATGATACAAACAATTTATTAAAAAATATCCAGAAAGAATTTAATGATGCTTTGGAGTTTGTAGATGGAGAGGTCGGAGTATCTTTTAGAGTAACAGATAATAACATTAATCACCCTACAAAGGGGAAAATAGCTTTTCACATCCGAAGAATGGATTATCAATTCGCCGAAATAGATTATTTATTTTTAGGTAGTGCTACTTTTAGCGGTGAATTAGGAGACGATAGAAGAGCTTTATTTCAAGATGAGGGAAACGCCTTCGACGATGATTCTAATAAATTTTTATCAACAGAACATTTCGCCCTCGGTTGTGCGGTGGCTCGTTGTAAAATTAGGTCATTAGTTGATAATAGTAGTGCTGATAATGGTTTTAGAATGTGGTTAAGTAATAAAAAGGTAGATGAATTAAAAGATTTAGACGACATACCTTTAACAGATACTAAAATTTATTTACAAGTCGCCCCCGTAGATGGTGGAGCAAATTCGGATACATTCAGATATAAAACCTCTAAAAATGGCGGGGCGTTGGTTGATAGTAGTAAAAATGTTTTATCCCACGCCATAGAAACAGGGGGAGACCCTTCCGACGAAGACGATAAAGCAAATGTGAATAATGATATTGTTGAATTGGCTCAATACGGTGGAAAATTAAGAGTAATATTATATAGAAATGGAGAAACAAACAGAGAGGAAATAGCAACTTTTGATTATGACCAAGTAGAAGATGGAAGGCTATATTTTGGAATGAGTTTTCAAGGAGATATATCCACTACTTCCGTAGAGTCTTTAAAAGTAAGTATTGACCCTTTTTCAAGCCCTACTAAAACAAAAGCAACTATACAAAAAGATTTAATAGT